GGACCAAACCCAGTTCATCATGCGGGCTGATGGCGTCCTGTCCATCAAGACGGTCCGCGTTGACGTGTCCACCGAGTTCGAGTCGAGCATCGCTGCCCGCCCGGTGGCCGCTGGCCGTGGGGTGTATTTCGCTGCCCCGCGTGCCCAGTACACCAGTGTGCGCCGGTACTACGTGATTGCCGATACCTCTGCCGTGAAGAACGCCGAGGATGTCAGTGCCCACGTCCCGAGCTACATCCCGAACGGGGTCTTCTCCCTCGGTTCGAGCACCACCGAGAACATCGTCACGGTGCTTACCGATGGCTCCCCGTCGCGTCTGTACCTCTACAAGTACCTGTACCAAGACGAGCTGCTCCAGCAGCAGTCGTGGAGCTACTGGGACTTCGGCCAGGACTCGACCATCCTGTCTGCGGACATGGTGGGCGCAGTCATGTACCTGACCCGCAACACCCCTGACGGGCTCTACTTGGAATCCATCGAGTTCACCCAGAACACGAAGGACTTCTCGGATGAACCCATGCGGCTCTTCATGGACCGCAAGCGGCGCGTTACGGGTGCCGTGTACGATCCTGTCCGGCAAGAGACCAGCGTGTCCCTGACGGCCCTCTACGGGGCCCCTCCGACCGCTGGGGACTTCTGGTGGGTGAACGCCGCCACGGGCCGTTGTGAGTTCCTGGCGCAGCCTGCCGGGGGCTGGACGGGGACCGCTACGGTGACCGTAAGGGGGAACTGGACGGGAACAACCTTCATTGGCCGGTACTACCGGTTCCGCTACGACTTCAGCAAGCTGTACATCAAGGTGACCGACCAACAGGGCACCCGCAGCGAAGTCGATGGCCGCTTGCAGCTTCGCCGGGGCTGGGTGAACTACTCCAACTCAGGAGCGTTCGACGTGGTGGTCAACCAGACCTACACGTACACCATGAGCGGTAAGAAGCTGGGTGTGTACGTCCTGGGAGAAGATGCCCAGGCCACGGGCCAGCACCGCTTCCCCCTGATGTCGAATGTCGAGAACTGCCTTGTGTCGGTGCAGTCCGGCTACCCCACTCCACTTGCCCTGATCGGGGCGGGCTGGGAGGGTAACTACTACCGACGCGCTCAACCCTTGTAAAGGAGATCGCCATGCTTGAGAAACGCCGACTGGACCACTGGAGCATCAAGGACATTCTCCGGGAGGCTCGCACTGCTGACCGCCGCGAGTTCGAGGCCCTCAATGGACGCCCCTGGCGCTCCGTCGAGGACAGCCTCTGGGCCGCCGCCAAAGGTCCCCAGTGCGTGTCCACCTCCCTGTGGACTCCCGATGATCGCCTCGTGGCCGTGGGCGGGTTCTCCATGGCGGGCCTTTGCTGGTTCCTCTGCACTGACCGTGTGGAGGACCACAAGAAAGACTTCTGCCGGGAGATCCTGGCGAACCGGGATACGGTCCACTCGTTCGGGGCCGTGTGCCACAATGTTGTGGGCCTGAACAATGAACTCCATGTGCGTTTCCTGAAGTGGCTCGGTGCTGAGTTCGGCACTAAGGTCACCCAAAGGAGGGGCTGGGAGTTCGCCCACTTTTTCATACCACCACCGATTGGAGGATAAATGTGTGAACCGATGACTCTGGGCCTCGCAGCCCTGGGCACCATTTCCGCCCTGTCGGGTCAGAAAGACCAAGCCGATGCAGTAGGTCGGGCTCGTGAGGCGCAAGCCGCCCAGGCCCGTGAACTGGTGAAGCAGATGAACTACAAAGACGTTGCCTTGAATCAGCAGGATCGAGACAACTACGACCAAGCCGTGAAGCAACTGGAAGAGAACAGCATCAACGCTATTCGCAACCGGGGGATGATTCAGGCCGCACTGTCGGAGACCGGGCTGGAAGGCCGTTCGGTTGACGCGCTGGTGCGTGAGGTCGAAGGTTCAGATGCTCGCCGGGCCGACTCCATCCGCGCTAACTACACGACCCAGCGGCGCGGTATCCAATACGAATCCGAGATGTCCCACTCGCAGACTCAAGGTGCCATCACTGGCATGCCGAGTATCGCCGGGCCGTCTGCGGTATCCTCGGCCCTGTCCGTAATCAACGGCGGTATGGCTGGTGCAGCGGCGGGCGCGAGCCTGAAGGCTTCCATCACGAAGTCCACTACCGCAGCAGCAGCCGGTACTGTCGGCAGCAAGTAAGGAGATAAAATGCCAGGGAGTAACGTAAACAGTTCTTACATGATGTGGCGTCAGTTTTCCGGTGGGCAACGACAACCTGTGCAGACTGGCCTTTCAGGCTATCAGGCCCAGCGTGTCACCCCCGAGGTGAGCTACAACGACAACATCATGGGCAAGCTGAACGAGTTCGCCCAGAACGCCGCGAGCCTGTACGGCACGTACCAACAAACCCGCTCCGATGAAGTCACCAAGACGGTGAAGGACTGGATGGCTAACCAGTCGGTCGAGGAGTATTCCAAGGCCATGCGCGACGGTAAGGTGCCATTCCAAGACGACCCGCTGGCGATGGCTGTCCTTCGCAACAAGTCGGCATACACCCAGTCTCTGATTATCGAGCAGGATGTCGAGAGCAAGATCCAGTCCGGCGCATTCAAGACCGTGGAGGAAGCAGATGCAGCCCGCATCAAGGCCCTCAACGAAGCACTGCCAAAGGCCGCCGAGATGTTCGGCACGTCCCCTGACGACAAGGCTTTCATGGCAGGCTACCAGCGCGATGCTGAACGCCGCCGAGACACCCTCCTGCGCATGCAGACTGCGGTGACCGACAAGCGCCTCCGCACCGAGGCCGAGATGCAGACGAAGGTGGAGCTGATGGCCCCGCTGGAGGATGTGCTCACAAACTTCGGTGGCGAGGGCGTGGCCCAGTTCGTCCAGAACTCCCTGAAGAATGCCCGCAACACGGGGCAGGTTCGGGACTCCTCAAAGGCCCTTGAGCTGGTCGCCAATGTGCTGGACCAACTGCCCGACATGAAGGGCGGCTACAAGGCCATCGAGGCCCTGGGCGGTAAGGAGTTCGAGTTCGGCGGCAAGATGGTCCCCCTGAGGGACGCCTTCGGGTCCGGCAAGTTCGACCTGATGGTAGCCAAGGCCCAGCAGAAGGAGCTGGAGCGGGACGCCAACCGCTACGCATCGGTCCACGGGGATCTGACCACAATGGCGATCCAAGGGGACGACGCGGGCATCGTTAGCCTCCGCAACAAGATGATCGCTGAGTCCCGTGGGATGAACACCCCCGAGATCCAGCACGCCACGACCGTCCTTGAGCAAGTCCGCAAGCGCAACGCCTATCTGGCCCAGCAGGTTCAGGCCGCCAACGTCGAGGCCCAGGAGACCATGGCCCGCCAGCAGCGAGCAATGAACACCCTCGGGGGCATCATCTCGGGGACCTATGACGGCCAGTGGGTATCCGCCCGCCCGGAAGACCTGGGGCTGAAGAACGCCAAGGAACTCTCCCAGGTAGAGCAGAGCACCCTGTCGAACCTCCCTGAGGGCCCCCAACGGGACGCCGCTGTGTTGCGCCTTGCAGCGACCATCCCCAACGGGTTTGCCGCGAGTGCCCTCAAGGGGGCCGTGAAGACAGCCGACGCTGACTGGCAGATCTACCTGAATCAGGTATCGAATGGTAAGCAGGATGTGGCCGTGCCCAACTCGGTGAGCCGGGTGGCGGCACTGGCTGAACTGGACGAGACCTCGCTCCTGGCATCCGGCGACAAGCCTTCCTTCCTGTCCGCCATTCAGGCTGGCAAGCGCCTCAACATCGCCCCGGCTGACGTTGCCGTGGCAGAGGCCGCCTGGAAGAAGCTGCCCGAGAAGGAGCGCACCACCCAGATGAAGGCACTGGACGGGCGGCTGGGCAAGATCGACATGCCGCTCACCACCAACAACCGCGAAAGCATCAAGGCCCTGGCCGGTCACTATCTGGCCCTCGGCTTGGATGCCGACTCGGCGGTGCGCCGGGCAGGCGACGACTTCAAGGCCCAGGCCGTGATTGTCGGAGACCGCAACGTAGTACCCAAGGCTTTCTTCACCGTTGATGGTAGCAAGAACAGCGTGGAGCAGGGCACTCAACTGTTCCAGACCGAACTGAAGTCCACCGCCGAAGCACTGGGCGTCAAGGACAAGTCGGACCTGCTGATGACCTACGACAACGACAAGCAAGCCGTCACCGTCCGCAACCTGCGTACCGGTGAAGCACGCCAGATCGCCAAGTCGGACCTGCGCCAGAAGTACAGCGAGGGCCTGAAGGCGGCGACTGAGAAGAACACGAAGGCTGCGAACGACACCCTGACCAAGGAAGCGGCGAAAGCCAAGGCCAGCCAGGGTCCGCAGCGCGTGACTGCAAACCCGTTCATCAACATCACCATCGGGGATGACGGGATAACCTATCAATAAGGAGATTGCTAAATGGCAAATAAGTATGCTGACTTGATCCAGCAAGCGGCCACGAGTGCCGGGGTTGACCCCGCTGCCCTCACCCGCCAGATCGAGGTCGAGTCCAACTTTGACCCGAACGCAGAATCCCACGCGGGCGCGCTGGGCATCGCCCAGATTGTGCCGAAGTATTGGCAGGGCCAGTACGGCCTGAACTCCCGTGAGGACTTCCTCAACCCTGAGAAGGCCATCCCCGCCATGGCTAACATCATGGCCCAACTGACTCGCCAGCACGGGAGCTGGGAGGCTGGTCTGGTGGCGTACAACGCCGGGCCGGGGAAGAAGGGCAAGAACATCGCCAACTTCAACGCCGGTAACTGGGCAGCCCTCCCCGAGGAGACCCAGGGCTACCTCCGCAAGCTGGGGGTCCTCCCGGCGGGAGAGGCAAGCGGGACTAAGACACCGGGAGTTCTGGGTGCCAGTGGTGCCCAAGCTGATCTTAGTTCCGGCCTGTATGGTACTGAAGGAGCCGCACGCAAGTACGAGCCCAACCCGGATGGATTCGCTGACTCCTTCGTCCCTGGCGTTAAGCATGGTGCTATTGGCACTATCGCTCGCCGCGATCAACCGCTGTCGGCCCTTCTGGGCGGCTCTGCGAACCTCGATGAGGCAACCCTGGAGAAGATCCGGCAGGCCAACATCGGGTCCGCTGGGGTGACCTTCGTGGTGCGCAACGCCATCGGCAATGGCGAGAACGTGGACGAACTCATCAAGCTGGCCCAGGAGAACCGTGAGTCCGCTGGCAAAGAGCGCACCCTCATGGGGGACCTGAGCTACGGCCTCGGTGAGATGGTCTCCGACCCGGTGACCTACGGGACTCTCCCCTTTGGGGGCATCGCAACGAAGCCGGCGCAACTGTTCTCCCAGGGCATCGCTCGCGCCTCCTCCAAGGCCCTCTTGGTGGCCGGTGAGGGTGCCCTGACGAACATGGCTTCCGAGTCCCTGCGGGAGTCCACTACGGGCACCGACGCGGACATCGCTACTGCTGCCGCTGCGGGTGCAGCCTTCGGGCTGGGCATCGCGGGCATCGGGAAGGCGGCCTCTAAGGTGTTCGGGAAAGCCCCAGACTCCCTGGAGCGTGCAGTACACCGCACCGAGGCGCACGAGACCCAGCAGTTCCTGAAGCAGAATGGGTACACCGACGCGGGAAACCCGACCATCTTCACCCCCATGGACATCGACGCCGAGACCGGCATCAAGTGGAAGGATCGAGTCTATGACGAGATCCCGCTGGAGAAGAAACTCTTCGGCGCTCCCCTTGATGTGGGGGAGGCCGGTGGCAACACTGGCAACATCGGCAAGAAGGTCCCGGCCCTGCTGCAATTAAAAAATGGTGACACCGTTCACACCGCATCCGGCGTGCAGTTCTCGGCGGCAAACCCGCTGAACCCTGCCTACGCCAAGGCGGTTGACCCCAACCTGCGCGGCCTTCCCGGCGTGGAGATTATGGACGTTCTGCAATCCTCCGCGAATGCAGACCTCCGTGACTTCTCCTTCAACCTGGGACGAAGCACTCGCGGGACGGTGGACGGTGGCTGGGGTAAGCAGGGCGTGGTGGCTGAGGACGTTGTGCGCACGCTGAAGGGCGAACACATGAACTACGAGATCGCAAAGCAGGACCTGCGTGACGAGATTCTGCGTGACCCTGCCTTCCAGAACAGCGGCCTGACCAAGGCTGAACTGCGCCAGACCATTGATGAGCGTGTCGGCAAGGCCCTTGTCAGTAAGGACACATCCGCACTGACCAAGCCTGAGCTGAAGCTGTACCAACTGATGGACGAACGCTACAAGGCCCTGGGTGAGCTGCAAGTGACCCCTGGTGCCCGCTGGGGCATCGAGGCCCCGAGCCTCCTGCCTGAGGATCGTCTCCGCACGGACTATGGCCGCCCAATCGTCTATGACCGCCAGAAGATCAACGCCCTGGCAGACCAGATCGGGCACGAGGACTTGCAGGAGCTGATCGCCCGCTCGTTCATGTCGAGCTACATCAAGGACGCGAACGTGCAGAAGGCGGTGAAGGAGGCCATCAAGAACTCCGACAACCCCCAGATGACTCCCCGCGAGTTCGCCAACCGGACCGCCTACGGTATCGTCCAATCGGCTGACCCTCTGGATGGCGTGGACATCACCCGCATGATCCGCTACACCGAGGGCGCTACAGCCGCCGATACGAGCCTGCCAGGGTTCCGCAAGGGGCGTACAGCCTTCGGCCACACCGCCGAGATCGACATCCCCAATAGCGGCGGCCAGAAGTTCTCCGTGGCTGACCTGTTCTCCTACGATCTGGACAGCATCGACACCGCCTACTTCAACCGAGTGGCCGGTGACGTATCCCTGACTGCCTCCACCGGCATGCCCCTGGATACCGTCCTGGCGAAGGTGGAGGGCTTCCGCGCTGCCCAGGTTCTGGACCCCAGCCTGAAGTCCGATGTCGCTGCGCTGGAGAAGATGGTGAACGGCCTGTATGGCGTGGGTGCCCGCTCGCAGAGTGCCCAGATCAATGCCATCGAGTCCATCTTCAAGAACCTCGCCTTTATGAAGTCGTCAGCCTACATGGCCTTGATGAACTTCATGGAGATCGCTGCGGGGGTCCGGGAGCATGGCGTGTCCTTCATGGCCCAGGCTGTCCCCGGCTTCGGCAAGATGGTCTCCAGCCTGAAGCACGGCAAACTCACCGCAGAGAACCTGCACCTTGCCCAGAACCTCACATGGGGCCCTGAGCTGGACCGAGTGATTCACCCGACATACTCCCAGTCCATCGAGCGCACCACAAGTGTTCTCGAAGCTGCCGGGCAGAACGGCCTTTGGGGCAAAACCCTCGGGGCCGTCCAAGGGACCGTTGCGGCTACCTCTGACCGATTCTGGACGACTCAAGCCCTCCGGGCCACCACACGGTCCATCGTGGAGGCTTCCCGCCAGGAGTTCTTTGCGGATCTCGCCAAGTTCGCCCATGGGGTCATCCCTGAGGGGACCAGCGGGTTTGCATCCTACAAGCGGGCCGCAGCGGCTTCCGTGAACAAGGACCAGATGGATGGCATCGTGGGGCTCCTTAAGGAGGCCGTGATGTTCAAGGATGGGCAGATGCACATCGTCAATCCTGAGCTGCTGTACACGGACCCACGGGCCGCTGCGCTGCGCCGGTACGGGCAGTTCTGGTCTGAGCGCGTGATCCAGCAGAACTCCATCGGCGCTACCTTCCGCTGGGCTGGCCTGCCCCTCGTGGGCATGCTGACCCAGTTCATGTCCTTTGCCTATCGCTCGTTCAACGCGAAGCTGGTACGGGGCACATCCAACATCTTCCGAAACGGGGACATCGGTGAGGCCCTTGACCTTCTGGTCCTGGCCCCGGCACTGTCCGGCCTCGGCTACGCTGGTGTTACCTACCTGCAAGGCACGAAGTTCACGGATGCCAACCAGCGGCAGAAGTTCATGGAGGAGCGCCTGGGAGGTAAGGGAGAGTGGGGCCCGCTGATTGCTGGTGGCCTCAAGCGATCCCCGGCCATGGCGATGCCGTCCTGGCTGTACGATGGCGTGGGCTCCACCCCGCTGGGCCAGGGCGTTGCCCCTGACTTCTTCCAGTACGCTGGCTACGGCAAGACCTCCACCGAGGCCAAGCTGCGCAAGGACGCCCAGAATCAATCGGGTGTTGTCGGCGGGTTCCTGGGAGACTCCATCGAGCAGGCCCCTGCCGTGAAGACGGTGGATAGCCTGATCGCACTGGGCACCGCCCCGGTGAAGAAGATGCTCCCCAGCGATACCTTCGATGAGGAGAAGTTCCGCAAGCAGTGGCAGGGCGCGCTGCGTGGTCTGATCCCCAACGATCCGGTCTCCCAGCGCCTGTTCGTGCAGTACCTGCAAGACCCGTATTAACCCCCACTATGACAGGCTCACCCAACCGGGTGGGCCATTTTTACTAAGGAGATCGCATGGCATCACCTAACACTATCCGGGTCTATGACTTGGACGGGTCGGTAGATTTCCCGGTGGCATTCGACTACCTCGCCCGGCGCTTCGTCGTCGTCACGCTGCTTGGCGTGGACCGCAAGGAGCTGGTGCAAGGATCGGATTACACCTTCCTCACCGACAACATGATCCGCTTGTCCGGCACGCTGGACACCACCGGCTATGGCACCATCGAGGTCAAGCGTGTGACATCGACCGAGGAGCGCCTCGTTGTGTTCAATGACGCCTCCATCCTCACCGCATCTGACCTCAACCTGTCTGACCTGCAAGTCGTACACATCGCAGAGGAAGGCCGCGACATCGCCTCCGACTCCCTCGGCTCTGATGACGATGGCAACCTCGATGCCCGTGGCCGCCGACTCGTGAACCTCGCCGATCCGGTCAATGACCAGGATGCAGTGACGAAGCACTACTACGACACCCAAGTAGATGGCGTGGGCCAGAACGCCCAGGCAGCGGCAGCATCTGCGGCAGCAGCCCTCGCTTCCCAAACGGCGGCGGCAGCATCCCAGGCAGCAGCGGCAGGCTCCGCATCGGCGGCCTCCACCAGCGCCACTGCGGCCCTCTCCAGCGAGAACAAGGCCAAGGACTGGGCCATCAAGACCGACGCACCCGTAGAGGGCACCGAGCGGTCCTCCAAATGGCACGCCCAGCAGGCGGCTACCAGTGCATCGGCAGCAGCAGGTTCGGCCTCCGCAGCAGCGGCATCCCAAGCGGCAGCAGCAGGTTCCGCTACGGCAGCAGCCAGTTCGGCCTCCGCAGCAGCGGCATCGGCAGCGTCCATCAATCCTGACCTGTTGGTCCACCAAGACTCCGCTACTGGCGGAGCGTTCATCCCCTCAGGGACCACTGCACAGCGCCCCTCCGTGGGCTCCAGTGACCACCCTGTCCGGTACAACACCACCCTGAAGCAGTTCGAGGGTGCCGGTGAGGGAGGCGTCTGGGGCGGCATCGGCGGGGGTGCCCTTGGGGGCGGCACCGACAAGGTGTTCTACCCGAGCGACACTGAGGTCACCCAGGACTTCACCCTCGCGGCGAACAAGAACTGGATGGTGCCGGGGGCCCTTAAGGTTTCAGCTAAACTCACTATCGAAGGAAGGCTGGTGATCGTATGACAACAATCGTTGATACCGACAAGATTACGTTCGCTGACGGTAGCGTCCAGCGGTCCGCCAACGGATCGTCGCTGTTGATCGCCCGCCAGCAGAGCAACGGTGGTGGCGCGAGCGCCAACAACGCAAACATCCGCCGCCCACTCAATACGGTGGTGGAGAACTCCATCGCTGGCGCGTCCGTTGACATCGCAAACGGCAACATCACACTACCGCCCGGCAAGTATTGGGCTCGTGGGTTCGGGGTTACATACGCATCCAATCAGTCGGTGACGTACCTGCTGGTCCCTTCCACCAACACCATCCTCATCCACGGCACGGGCTCGTATAGTGACGCCACTGCTGCAACCTGCTCCGCAGTCAGCCTGTTCGAGGGCACGTTCACCTTGACCACCACAACCGTCATGTACATCAACACGTACACCCAGACGGCCCGAGTGGACGGTCTTGGCAATGCCGTGGCGTCCGGCACCACCAGCGTGTACGCTGAGATTTCCATTGAAAGGATTGCATAATGACAGTGGCTACCGATAACTTCGAGGTCGGCTTGTCCGGGCAGAAGTACACAATCAAAAAGGGTGCCAGCGGCCTGGAAGTATGGCGCGGACCGGCTGACTCCCCCACGGCCTTGATGGGCACCGTCACTGCTGACGGCTTTCAGGCACCACGCCTGGAGTTGGGGGAGGTGTACGGATCTGGTACTGGCCCAGGTTCGTCTGCGGCGGCTTGGCAGGCGCGAGTCCTCTCGACTACCTACAAGAACACCATCTCCGGTGCTAGCACAAACGGCTTGACTCAGTTCACGCTCCCTGCTGGAACCTACCGTGTATCTGGGTGGGCCCAAGGATTCTCCTGCGGTCGATTCGTCCTGGCCGTGCGGCGCGTGGACACTGGTGCTGACATCCTGATCGGGCAGAACGCCTACGTGCAGGCTGGTCTCAATGTTCAGGGTACGTGCCACATCGACGGGTACATCACCCTCGAAAAGACTGTCACCATGTCCCTCGTGCAATACTGCGAGACTGCCGTTGCTCAGGGCCTGGGCGTTACATCCATCTCGGCCACCATGGTGGCGGCCCGTCTCTCTATCGTGAAGGAGGCTTGATGAGCTTCGCAATTGAACCTAGCCCGACTACCACGGCTATTACCCAGAATGGGAACAAGGTGGCGGACATCACCGCTGACGACCGCTTTGTAGTTCCCCAGCTACTCAAAACCCTGACTGTAGCATCTGGCGTGGTTGATCTTGACGTACCGGCCTGGGCTACCAAGATCTCCCTGAGCATCAACTGCTCCAGTGCCGACGCTACTGGCGGTCAGATCCGAGCCAGCCTCTACAACTCCGGTGCCCCCGTCAATACGGGGTACAACAACGTTCTGGGGGCAGTACAGTCTAGTGGCACCACCGCTCTTGCCGGGGACGGAGGATCTTTCATGCTGAGTGCAAACGGGATCACCAACGCCTACATAGTGGCCGGTCACGACATCCGACTCATCAAGCGTGGCAGTCGATGGGTGCTGGATGGGAATACGTACCTTGCTGGTGGTGCCCTTGCTATTTACACCACTGTGGGCTCCGTGAACTGCGCCAACCTCACCAAGGTCCGCATCTGGCACACCGGCTCGGCTATCTCCGGGACCTTCGATGTAATCTTTGAATAGGAGACCCTATGTTTTCTGCTGACGTTCCAAATGGCGTCATTCAGATCGCTCCCCCTGTCGCTGTGGCAGGGGAGGTGGCGGCCCGATACTACGGGCTGTCCATCTCGGAGTGGTTTTATGTGACCGCCATCTTCTGTATGGTCATCTCGACCTTCACCACGAGCCTTGTGGCAATCCTCAAGGCCCGCCGAAAGGAGTAACCCAATGGCCGATAAGAAGCCCCCTGTGGTCACCAGTGCGGCCCTGCAAGAGATCCTCGAAGAGATTTTCCTGGAACTCCTGAAGGGCACCCTGGCTGACCTGAAAGACCGCGACCGGCGCACCGCATCGGTCATCAATGCGGCCCGTGCAGTCCTGGCCGATAACGGCATCAACATGGACGGCCTGAAGGCCCTGAAGGAGGCCCTGGAGGGCCAGAACAACCCTGCTGGCGAGAAGCTGGCGGGCTTGCTGGCGAACCTCCCGACCTTCGATGACGAAGCTGATATGCCACGCCACTAAGGAGAGCCATGTCCGAGATCAAGAAATTGACAGGGGACGTGGCCCAGGCGACACTGGAGAAGCGCATGAAGAACGACTTCCGCGTCTTCCTCTGGTACGTCTGGCTCCACGTCATCAACCTGCCCCAGCCCACGCCTGTCCAGAACGACATGGCGAAGTACCTCCAAACCCCGCCTAGCCGCCGCTTCATCATCCAAGGCTTCCGGGGTGTTGCCAAGTCCTTCATTACCTGCGCCTACGTTGTCTGGCGATTGTGGAAGGACCCGCAACTGAAGATTATGATCGTCTCGGCCTCCAAGGTCCGGGCCGACGCCAACGCCCGCTTCATCAAGAAGATCATTGACGAGACCCCATTCCTCCAGCACTTGCAGGCCAGGAAGGGCCAACTCGACACGGTGATCGCCTTTGACGTGGGCCCCGCAGTTCCTGACGCCTCCCCCTCGGTGAAGTCCGTGGGTATCACCGGCCAGATTACCGGCTCCCGTGCCGACATCATCATTGCCGATGACGTGGAGGTCCCAGGCAACTCCAGCACCCAGGGTGCCCGCGACAAGCTGTTCGAGCTGGTCAAGGAATTCGATGCGGTCCTGAAGCCTGACGGCCAAGTCATCTACCTGGGCACTCCCCAGAACGAGATGTCCCTGTACAACGAGCTGCTGAACCGTGGCTACATCACCATGATCTGGCCCGCACGGTTCCCCCGTGACGAGAAGCAGCGCAAGAACTACGGCAGCAAGCTGGCACCCTTCTTGGCGAACCAATATGACGCCGACCCCGAGGGCCTTGCCTGGAAGCCTACGGACCCCAAGCGGTTCCACGAGGAAGACCTCAAGGAGCGCGAGCTGTCCTACGGCAAGGCGGGCTTCATGCTCCAGTTCATGCTGGACACCTCCCTGTCGGATGCCGAGAAGTTCCCCCTGCGACTGCGAGACCTGCTGGTCCTCAACGTGGGCGATGCAAAGGCCCCCATGGGCTTCACATGGCTCCCTGGCGCAGAGACTGCCCTCATGGGGCTCCCTATGGTGGGCCTGCGTGGAGACGGCTTCTACCGGCCCTACGAGATGTCCAAGGACACCATCAACTACACCGGCAAGGTCCTGGCAATCGACCCGTCAGGGCGCGGCAAGGACGAGACCGGATACGCTGTGGTGTACTTCGGAAACGGCTACCTGTTCGTGATGGAGGTCGGGGGCTTCCGTGGCGGCTACGAGGATGAGACCCTGAGGGGCCTCGCCAAGATCGCCAAGAAGTGGAAAGTCAATGACGTTATCATCGAGGGCAACTTCGGTGACGGCATGTTCCAGAAGCTGATTACCCCCTTCATCACCCGTGAGTGGCGCTGCAACATCTCCGAGGTGAAGAGCAAGGGCCAGAAGGAAGTCCGAATCGCTGACACCCTGGAGCCCCTGTTCGGGGCCCATAAGGTGGTCATCACCGAGGACTGCATCGAGAACGACTACCGCACGGCACTGGACCAGGATGGCGTACACAACCCCGTGTACTCCGTCTGCCACCAGATGACCCGCCTGACCCGTGATCGCGGCTCCCTGGCCCACGATGACCGCCTGGACGCCCTGTGCATCGCCTGTGCCTTCTTCGTAGAGTCCATGGAGCGGGACAGCGACAAGTACCGCGAGGAGGCCACCCAGGAGTATCTGGAGGCCCAGATGGAAGACGCTATCCGTGTCGGCCAGACTCGGTACGTCGCGGGTGACGGCCTCACCATCATCATCGACACCGCTGGTGAGGATGACTTCTGGGGCGGCGAGCGCATCACTTTAATTGACCGGTAGTAACTTATCCACAAGTTTGGGCCCAGATTAATGGCCGGTAGAGGCTCCTGCTTACTTATTGAGCAGCCCTTTACTGGCCTGGGTTTGCGGCTGATTGCCTGTGCATAACCAATTAACCCCCACTATAGATGGGAGGCTCCCGTTAAGGTATATAAAGGTATCCCCTTCCTGTGGATAACTTTAAGGGCCTGCTATCTCCTGTGAGGGTAGGGACAGGATGGCCTAGCATGGCCTTCCAGATCTCTCACTGTCGTACTGTAAGGTGAGGGTGGTGATGATGATAATCACACCCTCTCCCTAATCCACCATTGAGGTTCCACTAAAGAAAGGATGTGAATATGTTCTCTGCTCTCACCGTACTGGGCACTGCCTTCAAGGGCGTGCTGAAGTCGAAGAAGTTTTGGGCCGGTGTTGCTCTGCTGGTTGCCGCCTTCGGTGCTGCTGGTCTCGTGCCTGTTGTCGATGCCGTCAGCACTATCGCTTGCACTCTGCTGGGCGGCTGTAGCTAAGGCTCTGGTCGAAACCGCAGCCTTGTGGGCCGCCCCGGATTATCGTTGACACTCTAATCCGGGGTTTGCCCTTAAGGGAATACCATCTAGGGCTCCTGTGGTCTCCCCACCACGGAAGCCTTAAAGGGTATTGACAGCCTGCTAGGGCCCTGCTAGGGACCCTGAATGGTCCCATATGGGAAAAATCTGAGGGGTCACCTCAAGTAAGTCGATCCTCAAGTTACCCCCTCTGGGGGTCCATTAAGGGTGGCCCGGCCCCTAAAGGGCCCCGGTAGGGTTCCTTCGAGGTGCCCTGAAGGGCAAACCCTTAGGGGAACCCTGCTAGGGACCACTAGGGGTAGGGCCTTGGGGGCCTTGAGGGGCTACCTATAGGGGCTATCTGTTAGTGCATCTGTATGGCCCTCATTGGTCCCTGCTAGGCTCCCTCATTGGTCCCTGCTGGCCTGCCCTTTAAGGGCCCTGCTAGGGCCACTAGACACCGTATCATGTAGGGCTCATTGAGGGTTCCCATAATGGGCCATGACTGGGCCTAAAGTCAATACCCTAGATCAAATTCGTACCCTGATTGATGCCCTCTATATAGGGGCCATCTGTTTGTCGATTATTTGTATCTTTTTTGGTCTAACCCTATTGCATTCCGAATTTAGCTCTGTTATAGTTCGTCTCACTGATTCGGCGCTCTCTTCTACGGCAGAGAGAAAAGACTCCAGCTAGTAACCCGAAAGACTGACCGCTATACGGTCGTAAAGCAGGTAGGGCAGAACGGGGAGTAAGCAGAATCAGTAAGCTGTAAATAATGATTGACGTAGTACGAAACATCCTGTACCATTGCGCTACATCGACTGACGCAACAAACAGCCGATACGCAGTAAAGAAAGTGATTGACAAGATTAACCGCAGTCGATACAATGGCTGCACCAACTAACAAGAAAGACCTAGACATGAAGAACCTGAAGAAAGCTGCACTCATGCTGATGTCGCGCTACTTCGGCTACATCGTCTGGGCTCCTGAATGGAAGGGCATGCACTTTAGCCTGACCATGGCAGATGCCATCGACTGGTCTGTGCAGTATCCGGTCGGTGAAGCGGTGATTGTTCATCGAGGCAAGGTAGTCTAATCCTCAAGGTGCCCTCAAGGGCAATCCTCAAGGGTTACTGCTGCGGCACCGGGATGGTGACCAGCCAAGGGTGTATCCCCTAAGTAGAGACCAAGCGGCGACCGTGCGGGGCGTCGGATAGAGTACCGCAATGTATGCTGGGAGGCGAAGTCAAGGGCCGGGATGGTATCCTTGATGATCGCATGACGGAGAGGCGCTCGAATGGTGCAAACCCGTCTGGAATAGTGAATAGCGCACATATCAAGGGCCCTTGTGGGTCACCTCAGGGGCCCTGAATCTGTACGTTAAACGCCACTCACAAGGGAGCCACAATGGCTGCACGTAAGCTGCCCGAATGCACAACCGAGGTGGGCACCTCAAAGGTTTGCGTCTTCCGGGACGTAGAGTTCAATGAGTATCAAGTCCGTTTGTACAAGGACGGTAAGGAGGAGATCGGGGCGCGGTACTACACCGACGACCGAAACGATGCAATCCTCACCCGCAATCACATCGCAGCAACACTGTCCAACTAAAGGAGCTATATCATGACCAAGCAATCGACCCTGAACATCATCACCAACGCTGGCCGCAATCTGGGTTTGCACTACATCCATGCGGCCCACAAGGCTGCAAAGCTGCTGGGCTTCGGCTATGTGCCAGTAGAGGATGCGCCCGACAACATGGACAAGCTGGCCGTGGCGTTCGTCAATGCCAAGCGTACAGGCGTGTTCCCTGTCTGGGAAGGCGGCAGCGCCAAGACCGTGTATGGCAGCAAGGAAGCGAACTGGGCATTCCGCTACCTGCACGACATCGCACACATCCAATCCGGCCTGGGCATGACCACGCTGGAAGAGGTGGAGCTGGCTGTGCAGGAGTCCGCCAAGATCGCCAAGGCCATGGGCGAGGGCAGCGCCGAGCAAACCGTGTTCCTCATCGACACCGCTTGTCAGTCCATCTACGAGCAGCAACAAGGCGAATTCCCGGACAATCAACTGGCCTTCGCTGTGCTGGTCTGGGAAGAGCTGGAAAGCCTGGGCAAGCTGGAGAGCCCGGCAGTCGTTGATCTGGTCAAGGCAGTTTCCCGCGTCATCGCCAAGCAAGGCGCTCTGTAAGGCTTGAGCTACTGCCCGGCTGGTCTGGGCAGTGTCGCACGTCTTACCTAACCACTCATGGAGAAGGGCATGAAACATTCGGAATTGATCCGCAAGCTGTACCTGCTTCACAAGGCACTCAACCGCCGATGCTATCACATCAATCGGGGCGGATGCGCGGTAATGGCTGGCCTCATCGGCACCGCTCTTAAGGCCAATGGCGTGCCTGTCGAGGTGGTCACGCATCAAATGCGCCGCTCGCCGCGTGAGATTGAGGAGTGCATCACTCGCCACGACAACATGCACGAGTGGGACCGCGAGGGCTTGAATACGGGGCATCTCGCAATCCGCTTCCAATCTGGTGGCCGTGAGTACACATGGGACAGTGATGGTCTCGTGCGCCGTGGCGATCTCTTCGGCTACGATTACGAGGGCGAGCCCGGCGACTACGTTTGCAAGTATCCGTTCGGGGATGGCCTGAGCGTAGAGGCTTGCGTGGCTATGTCGGGGCAGGCTGATGCCTGGAATTGCCGCTTCGACCGTGGGCAGATTCCGCTCATGGAATCCCTCGTGGCCCGCTACTTCGGCAAACCCGCAGAGGCCCATCATGGTTAAGCCGCATCTCGTCATCAGTGGGCACCTCAAGGGGCCCGACAATGGCCGCGTCTGGCTCGCTGTAGGGGACGGCTACCAAGTGGCAAACCCGTGCCCTACGGCGGCCCTTCTGGGCTGGCATACGGTGCGCTACCGGGACAATCCCAAGCGATACCGCAAGGATGGGCCCCTCAAGCTGGTGCAGGTAGCATGAGGCCCGGCACCGTCTGGCTCTTCGCACATGGCAGGGTAACCCTCAAGGGGCCCGGCGAGTGGGAAGGGCACCCCAAAGGTGGCACTCCGAGGATCTTCAGGACCTTCGGGGATGCTTGTAAGTACATCAAGCCTATCATGAGCTGACCATGAGCAACAAGCCGATCAAGAAGTACCGTGTCCACTTCACGGGCCGCCTCAAGGGGGCCATTGGTGCATTCTCCACCTATGTCCGCACCATCGAGGCTACCAGTGAGTACAACGCACTTATCAAGCTGTACGACGAGTTTGATAGTGTCAACCAACCTGACGTAAAGGAGGTCAAGCAATGAGCGTCATCACGGAAGTCACGAAGTACGAGCACAAGGGCGTCCTGTACGATTCGGAGAGTGCTGCCCGAGCCGCTGCCCTTGAAGAGCTGATGAAGAACCTCATCGGCATCGCCAAGCAAGGGCAGAACAACATCAACCCGTCGCATCCCGTGGACGTGTCGCCCCGCTTCTGGCTGGCACTGCACGAGGGATTGCGTACCCCCGCCAACCGCGCCACCCTGGCCCGCCTGCTGGACTTCTGACCATGAAGGTAGGCATCCTCGCCCGCTGGGGCTCCTTCTGGATTGGAGCCCACTGGAGCCCGTACACGAGACGGGTTTGTATCAATCTGGTCCCCTGCATTACCGTGTGGGTGGCCCTCAAGGGCGGTAAAGCGCCCGGCAAACACTGAAAGGAAACCATGAACATCCGTGCCCGATTCGAGATCCGCCCCAACCCCGAGAACTTCGGCAAGTGGACGGTGATTGACCACTCCAGCGGCGAGTGGGTGAGCGAAGGCTACGCTACCCACGCTGAAGCACTGGTCGCCATGAGCCAAGCCGTGGCCGCTGCATCGTCCCTGGAGCCCGCCCCGCGTGTGGCCGAAGACACCGCCAAGCCGCGCCGTGCCAAGGCGCAACCGAAGCCCGCAACAACCGAGGAGCAAGCACAATGAGCATTGACATCACCACCCTGGCCCATTTGGGCGCTGCCGCCGCTGTGGCCTTCATCGGCTGGCGTGCACACTACAAGATCGCCAATGCCAAGGAAGACATGGCCCAGGCCGACTTCGACCGCAACGTGGCCGAAGAAGAGCTGAAGCGTTACCAAGACCAGCTCCGCTACTGCAAGCAGGACCTGGAGCGCACCCGTGACGATTTCCGGCGTCTCCAAGAACGGAGCACGGATGCCGTCCTGAACTGCACCACTCACCGCCGCAGCGTGGACATCCTCACCGAGCGGCTGAAGGAGCGGGACAAGATTCTGGAGCAAGTCCGCATCTCCAGCGCCAGCGCACTGGGCGAGCTGACCGAGACCAATGACCGCCTGCAAGCCGACCTCTACAAGGTGCGCCAGCGCCGCGACAAGCTGGTCCAGCAGCGCAAGGACGATGCCAAGGTGGTGGCCGGGTACGTGGCGCAAGTCAACGCCCTCAAGGGGCAACTCGCCGCTGCCCAGAAGGCGCACCTCTACGGCCCGCATCAGTCCCAGCAGATCCGCATCCGCCAGGATGGCCTCTTCGTGCAGATCCAGCCGGGCACCGAGGAGCGCGTGATCGGCATCACCACGCTGACCAAGGGCGATGACGTGTACCGCGTCTGGCACACCCCAACGGGCACCATCCCGGACACCTTCAAGGCGATCCCTGAAGGGCTCTACTCGGCTCGCTACATCGGGCCCGGTGAGGATGTCTGCTGGACGGTGCGCCTCCAGAACCCGATGCAGGGTTACCGCAACAGCACGGACCGCCGCTTGCGCAGTCCACGCTAAGGGCTGATGCCCGAGGGGCCTTTAGGGGCTCCTCCCACATCCGTCTTTAACCACCACTCAAGGAGAGTACCATGCGCATCATCGTTGAATCGTCCGTCATCGCTGGCTTCATGCTGACCCACTTCATGGACACCCTGAAGCGCAAAGCCGCAGCAGTCGGGGCCACTCTTGTCACCAAGCAGAGCGACATCACGCTGGTGAAGGGGCCCACTAAGGTCAGCGTCAGCACCGTGGGCGACAAGCACTACATGGATGTCACCGAGTCCGGCATCATCTATCTGGACTTCCGCCTCGCACAAGTCGGCAAGCACTACCGCATGGCCGTCAACCCGTGGGCGCTGGAGCAAGTGCTGCGTGATGCGGCTGTCAACTCCGACAACTTCAAGATCGCTCACCAGCGTGTCGAGGATTACGTCTGCTACCTGACGCATGACCTCGCCAAGGCCCTGATCCGCGAAGCATAACACCACCCTCAACAACACAAGGAATCACAATGCACTACCGTTCTGGCCCGTCACTGGGCCTCACCTTCGAGGAAGCAAAGGCCGCTGGTCTCCAGTCCGCCGCCCGTGGCAAGGCCGCGTATGACGCCTATGTGCGGGCATACAACGCCATGCGTGAGGGCCGCCGCGTGGCCGCCCCTGAGCCCGAACCGCTGCGCTACAAGGGCACGCTGACCCTGCGCACCTTCAGCAAGATCAAGGGCGCGGTGAATTCGTGCATCGCCAAGGCCCAAGGAAAGCCCTGGGTAGATAGCCGTGGCCGCATCTACCAGCCCACTTACCAGGACATCGGGGCCGCTGCTGTCTTCCGCCTCGCGGACCGGGTGCAGCAAGTCATTCAAACCAGCAGCAAGATTCCGATGAAGAAGGAGAAACGGTAATGCAGACCAACACTGGCCGCACCAAGACCCAACGCACCAAGCCGCGCCGAGACTGGAAGGACCAGCAGGCGCAAACCCAACGCAAGGAGAAGCGCAACCATGAGCACCCCATTCATTAAACCCCAAGGGGCCCTCCAGTTCAACGCCAAGCAGATCCAAGCCGTGATCGACCGCTGCGGCTACGTGCTGGGGACCGTGAAGGTGGACGGCATCCGGGCCCTGCTGGAGATTGACGACGACCTCAAGGGCCACGTTCTGTCCCGCAGTGGCAAGCCGATCCCCGCGCTGGCGCACCTCAAGGGCGACTTCAGCAACATCTTCTGGCAACCGGGTCGATTCGACTTCGAGGCTACCGTCGATGGCCTGAACTTCCGCGAGGGCACGGGGCGTCTGCGCACCAAGGCACCGCTCCCGCTGGACCAGCTTGTGGTACACCCGATCCAGTACCAACTGAAGGGCGCGGACAGCCAGCCCTTTGACCTGCGCCAGTCGATGGCCGACTCCGCCACTGACACCATGGTGGAGCGACTGGGCGTGAAGCGCGGCCAGATGCACATGGAGCCGCTGGACTCCCTGGAGCAGGCGCAGCAGTATTACGAGTGGGCACGTTCGATTGGCATGGAAGGTGCCATCCTGCATGACCCACGCGGCGAAGTTCAGTCCGGCAAGGTGCTGGGCTGGTGGAAAATGAAACCGGAGGAAGAAGAAGATGGCAAAATCACAGGGTACTTTGAAGGTCAAGGACAGTTCGCTGGCATGCTGGGCGGCTTTGAAGTCGCGCTTGAGTCTGGCGAGACCACCCGCGTGGGCACCGGGTTCACATCTGAGCAGCGCCAAACTTTTTGGAATGAGCGCGAAGCCCTGGTCGGTCGCTACGTACAACTCCGCTTCATGGAGCGCACGGGCGCTGGTGGGCTACGGCATCCTTCATGGGACGGTTTTCGTGACCTCCCAGAATCGCCCGGCGTTAAGTCTTGACGCCTACGCACTGTCGCAACGCAAGTCCATCATCACCATCCACTAAAAGGAGCTACACATGAGCTACGGAAATCTGGTTGTCAACGTCATCCTGTTCTCGGTCCTGATCCTGGCCTTCGCAGCATGGGCATGGCATCACATCAAGCAGGCCAAGCCGCAGCACGACATCCCCAAGGTGCCCTTGGATGGCTTCACCGACAAGGTGCTGGAAGCCTTCGACACCCGCCCGATGGCGCTCCACCATCACTCCGATGAGCAGACCATCATGGGCCCCATCGGTGACATCGACGGCCTGCCTGAAGCGAAGTGCCTGGGTCGCCCCCGTGTCAGCGAAGACCGCCGCAAGGCAATGGCCTTCAACTATGGCCTGCGCAAGGGCCTGGAGGACGGGCATCTGAATTAACCCCCACTATAGGGAATTACGCCGATAGGGGCCGTTTAAGGTATATACCTTAAGGGGCCCCTTTAAGGTTATACCTAAAGGAGCCTTTAGAGGTTTCTTTAAGTATTACTTTAGATTAACATTATCCTTTAAGGTATCCTTTAAGATGACTACGAATGCTGAGACTCTGCAAACCCTGTCCGAGCTGTATGGCGCTGACCTTGCAACCGTTCAGCAGGCTCTTGAGCAAGAGTCGTATGACGAAGGTGCCCGCCGCTTCATGGAGAATCTGCTCACCAAGATCGAGCGTAATGAAGGGGCTGATACGGCAGTGGCCCGCCCTCTGCTGGCGAACACCGTACCTATCGTCGCTCAGGCGCTGAAGGACTTCCTGGAGAAGAAGGGCCCTGGCCGCCGCCACAAGGCGCAGAAGTATCTGGCCGACCTCAACCCTGAGCGGGTCGCTTACATCACCCTGCGGACCCTGCTGTACAACCTGCTGCTGGCCTCGAAGTCGTCAGCATCCGGGAAGGAAAGCAAGACCTCCGTGCAGGCCATCACCAGCAACCTGGGAAGGGCCATTGAGGATGAGGCCCGCTTCGGCTCCATCCGTGACCGAGATCCAGACCACTGGCACAAGGCGATCCTGCCGAACATCCAGAAGCGGTCCGGGGATGTCTTCCGCCGTGCGTATGTGCGCGCTGTCGAGAAGTCGATGCGTGACCAAGGGACCATCAAGGCATGGGACTCCTGGCCGAACGATGACACCATCATGGTCGGCCTGAAGATGCTGGAGATCGTCATCGAGACGACCGGCATGGTTACCATCCAGACCAACAAGGCGCAGCACGCGATGAACTCCATTCACCTGACCCCGGATACCGAGGAATGGCTGGTGAAGCGCACTGGCTCCTTAGCGGCCCTCGCATGCGCCCCTATGCCCATGGTCCTCCCCCCGAAGCCCTGGTCGGGCCATATCGGGGGCGGCTACTGGTTCACCGAGACGCGCCGCCCTACGGACCTCGTTCGGGGCTCTGGTCGGCGCAACAAGAAGTACCGCGATCTGGACCTCTCGAAGGTCCTCCGTGCGGTCAACACGATTCAGAACACTGCATGGCACATCAATCAGGATGTCCTGAAGGTGGCCCTTGAGGTCACCCAATGGAAGAATCCACCGATCAAGAAGATGCCCAAGCCCGAACCCTTCCTGCAACCCGAGCCGTTCGACGGTGATCCTCAGATCGCAATCGAGGAGTTCAAGGAGTGGAAGAAGGACGCCGCCCAGAAGTATCGTCTGGAGAAGGTGCGCCGGTCGCGCTGGCAGAAGCAGGACTTCACGCTTTCCCAAGCCAAGAAGTTCGCAGACTTCGAGCGCATCTGGTTCCCCTACTCGCTGGACTTCCGTGGTCGGATCTACGCCGACACGATCTTCAGCCCGCAAGGCTCGGACCTCGACAAGGGTTTGCTGCTGCTGGCTGACCCGTGCGAACTAGGCCCGGATGGCATGAAGTGGCTGAAGCTGCAAGGCGCAAACACCGCTGGCTACGACAAGGAGCCGATGGACGTTCGCCTGAAGTGGGTCGAGGACAACCATGACATGATCCTGAGCATCGCCGCTGCCCCGCTGGATGAACTCTGGTGGACTGGCGCGGACAGCCCGTTCTGCTTCCTGGCGTTCTGCTTCGAGTACAAGCGTGCCGTGGAGCAAGGGGAGTCCTACCGCTGTGGCCTGCCCGTGGCGTTCGACGGGTCCTGCTCTGGCATCCAGCACTTCAGCGCGATGCTGCGCGACGAACTGGGCGGCAAGGCAGTGAACCTGATTCCCTCCGACCGACCCTCGGACATCTACCGCATGGTGGCCGAGAAGGTGCAGAAGGAGCTGGAGAGGGACGCAAGCCTCATAATCCCGGATACGCAGACCAGCCGCACCGACGAGGAGACGGGTGAGATCACCATCCTGCCGGTCCTGTCGAGCAGCACCATGGCCCGCAACTGGCTGGCGTTCGGCGTTGACCGGTCGGTGACCAAGCGGTCCGTTATGACCCTGCCCTACGGCTCCAAGAAGTTCGGCTTCGCGGACCAACTGCTGGAGGACAAGATCATCCCGGCCCGCGACGATGGAACCTACGTGTTCCCGCAGCCTGGGCAGCATGCCCGCTACCTCGCCAACCTGATCTGGCGCGCACTGTCCACCACCGTTGTGGCGGCAGTCGAGGCAATGGACTGGCTCCAGAAATGCGCCAGCGCCCTCACCGCGCAGCAGATGCCCGTCCACTGGGTAACCCCCATCGGGTTCCCCGTATGGCAGGAATACCGGACCCCTCAGATGCACCGTGTCGATACGGTCATCTGTGGATCGCTCCGAATCCGCATGATGATTAACAAGCAGGGCCAGCAGGACGGCCCGAGCCCCCTTGATCGTCACCGCCAAGTGAACGGTATCAGCCCCAACTTTGTCCACTCGATGGACGCCTCGCACATGATGCAGACGGTGAACCTGGGAGCTGACCGTGGCGTCGAATCCTTCGCGTGCATCCACGACTCCTTCGGCACCTGTCCGGGCCGTGCGGGCATCCTCTATGAGGCGGTCCGGGAGACGTTCGTGGAGACCTACACGAAGAACGATGTCATTAACCAGTTCTTCAATATGTTCGCCGCCGCGCTGACTGAAGACGCCATGGAGAAGATCCCGCAAGTGCCCCGCAAGGGTAAGCTGGATCTGTCCAAAGTTCGTGAATCGAAGTATTGCTTCCTCTAAGGAGAATTGCCTGATGCAAAACTTTTGCTGTGATTGCACGCACCGCCGCAAGCCCTTCCTGGGCCTCCTGGGAACCCCCCGGTGCGCCTCTGGTGTTGGCTACAGTCCCGTCGATGGGAAGCCGCTGACGCCCACTCACCTCCTGGTTAGTTGTGAAGCTGTCCGCCACGAGCACCCCAAGGTATGCCCCGACTGGGCACCTCGCTGTGCCTGGGGGGACTTCTGATGTGCAGCCCTGATCCCAGAACGTGCTCCCTCAAGGAGCGCCAGCAGTTCGCCCGCTGGATGGTGGCCGTCATAGGTGCCTTCGCGGTAACTATGGCGGTCGCCCTTGCCGTGACCGTTGTGGTCACCACGAGGGGCCTGTGGAATTAACCCCCACTAACCCTGACAACAAAGGAGAACACCATGACAATTCAACTCCGCCGCCGTAACAACGGTGGGCAGCACGTCATTGTGCTGACTGACGGAAACTGGCCCAAGACAAAGAACGGTGCCCGCAAGGCGCTGTGGTCGGACATGGGCCAGAAGCGTATCCAAGCTGTCAACCTCGCAGGCATCTGGTTCATGCTGGATCGTGAGACATGGGACGCAGTGAGCGTGGCCCGGCGCATCAACCTGCAACCCTACCAGGGCCGCTTCCCCCGTCTGCACGCCCGCTGGCTGCGTCTCAAGGAAAAGGTGGCCTCGTGGAAAAAGTGAAGTTCCTCGGCCTTGCTGCTGATGCCCCAGGCTCCGGCAAGGACACCTTCTTCAACCGCCTGCAAGAGAACCACCCGGATGGCGAGTCGCTGGTGAACGTGAAGTTTGCCGACGCCCTTACCACCGAGGTGGGCCGCCTGTTCCCGTACATCTCGCGGGAAGACTGGCTGGAGATCCGCAACGACCCGGCCCTCAAGGACAAACCCATGGGGGCCCTTCGACCGTTCCGCCTCAACTGGGGCATCGGGACCGGCTCGGAATACTTCAAGTTCCTACTGGACAAGGGCTATGACGCCCACGAGCTGATGTCAGCCCGGCAGCACTTGCTGATCTACGGAACCGAGTTCCGCCGCGAGTACAAGGGCACGCCCAACTACTGGCTGGACAAGGGCCTGGAGGCCGTCACTGGCGTCCTCGCATCGGGCCAGATCCCGGTGGTCACCGATGTCCGCTTCCCCAACGAGGCGCAAGCCCTCAAGGGGGCCGGTGGCACGCTCCTACACATTTCCGCCGACTGGGTAGCCAACAAGGTCCTGGACCGCACCACGCAGATCGCTGAGGGGCACCTCAAGGGCTGGCGTTTCGACGGCTACATCAAGAACATCATGGGTGCCCCTGAACAAATGGAGGCGCAATTCAATGCCCGATTCAAATTCTAAACCACTGGACACCTACCGGGTCCGCTTCAAGCTGGGTGGCGTCCGCCATCTGGTCGAAGAGCGCACCAAGGCCGTGTCCGTGGACGCCGCTTATGACTGGGCTGAAGAGTACCTGTCGCGCCTGAAGGTTCAGGGCGAAGTGTACGACATCGGCCAGATCATTTAACCCCCACTAATCCGACAAACTAAGGAGAGTATATGAGCAAGATCGCAACCCCCGAGAAGCCGACCATCGAGCGCACCCCGCGTGGCGAGGCGTTCGGTTATGTCTGCGTGACCAAGCCGGACACCAAGTTCAAGCCGCAAGGCGAGTTCAAGATCCGCGTGGCATTCGACCCCGAAGCTGGCGCACCGATGTACGAGTCGCTGGCCGCCCGCGCCGAGGCCAAGTGGAAGGCAGCGAAAGCCGAGTTCGCCAAGGACCCGGCCAAGAAGAAGCAACTGAAGGGCAAGGAGCTGGCCGAAGGCGGCTGCGGCGGCTACTTCGATGACGACGAAGGCAAGTACATCTTCACCTTCAAGTCGAACGCCTCCTACGTGTCCAAGAAGAAGGGCACCGAAGGCGAGACCATCAACCGCACCGTGCCGATCTTCGACGCGAAGGGCAAGCGCATCGCACCGGAAGACATCCCCCTGTTCGGCGCTGGCTCCATCGTCCGCATCGGTTACACCGTGTCCGAATACGCGATGGCTGCTGTGGGCGCTGGCGTGTCGCTGCGCCTGGAGTCGATCCAACTGCTGAAGCCGGTGGCTGTGACTGGCGGCGGCGACGGCGGCTGGGGCGATGAGTCGGATGGCGAAGAGCAGTCCGAAGAACAGGGCTCCATGCCGCCTGACGAAGAGGACGACTTCTGATGACATCCCGCCCGTTCTCCCGTAAGGGCGGGTGGGGTACGCACACCAGGGCGGCTTACCGCTCTGGCCTCGAAGACAAGATCGCAGCACAACTGGACTCCAAGGGGGTTCCGGTTGTGTTCGAGCAGTACGAAGTGCGCTACACTGTTCCCGAATCCCAACACAAGTACACCCCCGATTTCGTACTACCCAACGGCATCATCCTCGAAGGCAAAGGCATCTTTGACTCGGATGATCGCAAGAAGCACGTACTCATCAAGACCCAATTCCCAGAACTCGACATCCGCTTCGTGTTCTCCAATTCCAAAGCAAAGCTGTACAAGGGCTCCCCCACTTCCTACGCTGCGTGGTGCGACAAGAACGGCTTCAAGTACGCCGATAAACTCGTCCCGCTGGAATGGCTGAATGAGCCACGTAAGCCGCGCTCCTCGGCGCTGATCGCCAAGAAGGAGAAAGCATGACCGACATCAACAAAGAATACCCGCCCCTGGCGACCATCCCCTTTAAGGCCCGCCAGAAGACCGACCTCGTTGTGGTACACTGTGCGGACACCCCGCCGAGCATGGACATCGGTGCCCGCGAGATCAACCAGTGGCACGTCCGGGACAACGGCTGGTCCGCCATTGGCTACCATTTCGTGATCCGCCGCGATGGGACCATTGAGGGTGGCCGCCCTGTGGGTGCCATAGGGGCCCACGCTGCCCTGGTTAATTCCCGCTCTGTGGGCATCTGCATGGTCGGTGGTAAGGGCAAGCCCGGCACCATTGACGACCACTTCACGAAGGAGCAGCAGCTTTCCCTGGTGGTGCTGCTGAAGCAACTGAAGGGGCTGTACCCCACTGCTGAAGTGGTGGGCCACCGCAATGTGGACAACGCTGGCAAGACCTGTCCGCAATTCGATGCAAAAACCTGGGCGGCCACCGTGCTGCCATAACAAGGAGAAAAGATGAATAGTTCCACGATTCAGGAATACAACTCCATGGTGCGTTCGGACCGCGTTCTGGTCACGTCCGTCACCGGGGACACCACCAGCAACTACGTGGTGATCGAGTACAAGCTGGACACCGATTGGATCGAAGCCGACCGCTTCACCACCACTGGTGCCCGTATCGTCTATCTCGGGACCGGCGAAGTGCGCATCCGCGCAGTCGGCACCGCTAAGTTCGGAGTCTGCTGATGAGCGTGCAAACCTCTTCCTCCGTGGTGCGCAACCCGGACATCGTGGTCGGCTCCGGCCTGCCCTCCCGCGCTCGCCGCATGGCCTTGATCTCGACCCGACACCGCATCCCGACGAACCAAAGCGCCTCCTCCATCCCGTCCAGCATGAGCCGCTCCTACCACGTCACCACCCAGGCTGCTGATGAAATCGAGATTACCCTCGTGAACTGGCTGGTGCGCGGCTCCGGCAACGCGACCATCGACGGCCAGGAAGTCGGCCCCGGTGGCCCCGGCACCTTCAAGGTATCCGTGGAGTACCCCGAGGGCACCATCACCCCTGTGGGCACCGTGACGATCCCCGATGGCGGCGAAGCTGTGTTGACCGCTAAGGTGGCCCTCCCGGCCAATGCCATCTACTGGGTGCGCATCTTCCAGACAAACCCGCTGGGCGTCATCATGACCCTGGGTGCCGATGGTGATCCCTCCAAGGATGGCTACGTGGGCACGGGTGCAACCGACCTGACCGGTGGAGGCACTGTCGCTGCTATGGGTAACACGATCTACCGCCCGGCCCTGGTCCGCGCCATGTCCTCCGGCGAAGTGGCCTGCATGGTAGGCGACTCCATCATGAAGGGTGAAGGCGACTCGTTCGATGGTGCTGGTGATGTCGGCATCGTCAGCCGCCTCGTCCTGGCCCAGAACATGGCCTACATCAACATGGGCATCGGTGCAGACCGCGCAGCATGGTACACCACGCAGAGCACGAAGCGCCGCGCCCTTGCGGCCAAGGCGTCCCCCACGGTGATCTACGACAACCTGGGCATCAACGACATCCTGAACTCGGCGGCCTTCACTACCGTCCGGGACAGCATCATCGCCAACCGTGCGCTGTGGGCAGATCCGATTCGCTACATCCGCGTGGCCCTGACGCCGCCCAACACCACGAGCACCGACTTCTTCGCCACCGCTGCGAATCAAACGGTGAACACGGGCCGTCTGGCGATCCGCAATCAAGTCAACGCCTTCCTCTACAACGCCCCCAAGGTGGCCTCCTCGGTACTCTCCGTGGCCGCCATCGAGACGGCTGAGGGCAGCGGCATCTGGCTCCCGGCCCCCACTGGTCGAACCGTGACGGACATCTCCACGACCGCTGGGGTGGACAGCATGACCTCCGCATCGGCGGCCCTCACCGGCATGGACGACTGGGTGCCTGTGCGGCTGCTGACTGCGGGCCCGTCCGGGGGAGCCCTTCAAGGTTTCCTGCGGTACAACAACTCGCCAACCGTGGCGAAGCTGGTCTCGGCAGCGGGCAACAACCTCGCGGCCAACACCGCAGTCACCGGGGGCACCGCCGTCATTGGTGCCTACTACACCACCCCTGATGGTACGCACCTGAAGGCGATGGCTTGCCGACGCCTCGCTCGTGCCTGGGGTGCCATGAAGTAATTAACCCCCACTATCCCTGCGCCAATCGGCGTGGGGATTTTTACGTTAGGAGGTTTGAATGTCCAATGAGAAAGACACCTCAGACTTCATCAAGCATGTGCCATGCGAGAACTGTGGTAGTTCGGATGCGAACTCCCTCTACTCGGATGGACACCAATTCTGTTTCGCGTGCGACGCTTATGTCCCAGGCGAAGGTGAAGTCGAGAACAACCAGCGCGCTAAGGCGGCTGGCCTGCTGACATACGGCGGGAATGAGGGTCGGATCGAAGCACTACCGGCCCGTAAAATCACGAAAGAGACTTGCGCGAAGTATGGCTACTGGCTGGCGAAGATGAACGGCAAGAGCGTGCAAGTGGCAGACTACCGGACCGCAGACGGTTCCCTGGTCGGCCAAAAGATCCGAGACAAGGACAAGAATTTCGTGGCGCTGGGCAAGGTCAGCAATGACACCCTTTACGGGGCCCATCTGTGGAGCGGTAAGGGGAAGATGATCGTCATCACCGAGGGCGAGATCGACTGCCTCTCCGTGGCGCAGCTTCAGGGCCTGAAGTGGCCTGTGGTCTCCCTGCCGTGTGGCGCTAAGGCCGCCCGCAAGTCCATCGCAGCAAACCTGTCGTACCTCGAAGGCTACGAGAAGATCGTCCTCATGTTCGACAACGACGAGCCGGGCCGTCTGGCAACCCAAGAGGCCGCCGAAGTGCTGCCCCCAGGGAAGACCTTTGTGGCCCACTTGCCGGATGACTTCAAGGACGCCAACGCGGCGCTCCAAGAGGGTGCCGGGCAGGATGTCATCAACGCGATCTGGAATGCAGCCCCGTACCGTCCCGATGGTATCGTGGCCGCCAAGGATCTGAAGTCGCGGGTCATGTCCCGTGCCGTGGTGGAGTCCATCCGGTTCCCCCTGGGTGGCACCCTGAACGCAATGACGCTGGGGGCCCGTAAGGGGGAAGTCATCATGCTGACCTCCGGGTCCGGCATGGGCAAGTCCTCGTTTGCCCGTGAAGTGGCATACGGCTGGGGTCACCTGACAGGCATGAAGACCGGTCTGGCTTTCATCGAGGAGGCCGTGGAGGAGACCCTGCTGGACATCATGGGCCTGCACCTGGGCAAGCGAATCCGGCAGTTCCCCGAGACGACCACTCCCGAGGAGAAGTCCGCCACCTACGACCTGCTCTTCGACAATGACCAGTTCTACCTCTATGACCACTTCGGCTCTGCTGAGGAGGACTCCCTGGTCAACAAGCTGAAGTACATGGCCCAGGTTATGGACTGCGAAGCGATCATCCTCGACCACTTATCCATTGTCGTTTCCGGCATGGAGAACGGGGAGGACGAGCGCAAGACCATCGACCGCCTCATGACCAAGCTGAAGACTGCCGCCAAGGCCGCCAACGTCATCCTGATCTGCGTCACTCACCTGAAGCGCAAGGACGGCAAGAGCAAGGGCCACGAAGAAGGCGCGCAGATTAGCCTGTCTGAGCTGCGTGGCTCCGGTGCCATCGCGCAACTGTCGGATACCGTCATCGGGTTTGAGCGTGACCAGCAGGGCGAGGACCCCAACCTCGTGCTGATCCGTGTCCTGAAGTGCCGCTTCACTGGCGACACCGGGGAGGCTGGATACCTGCGGTTCAACAAGACCACGGGCCGCCTCATGGACGACTCTCCGGACTTCAGCGATTCGACTGAACCCTCCAGCACGGCACCGCCTGAGGAAGAGTTCTGATGATCCTGACCAACTACGACTACGCGCTCCTGGTGAGTGCGCTTCTGCTGATGTACCTGGGGAGCCGCCAATGAAGATTCGACTGTTTGACATCGAGACCGATGGCCTGCTCAAGTATTCCTGCACCGCAGAGAATGGGGCAAACCCGGTCTCCAAGATTCACTGCATCGTGATCCATGATTACGAGACAGAGACCTACCACCGTTTCGGGCCTGACAAGATCCAAGAGGCCCTGGACATGCTCATGGACTCCGACCTCTTGGTGGCCCACAACGGCATCAAGTATGACGTGCCCGTCATCGAGTTCCTGTACCCCGACTTCAAGTTCCCGCACGAGAAGATCCTCGATACCCTGACGATCTCCCGTCTGATCTACTCGGACATCAAGGACTCCGACAACGCACGCCTGCGCCAGGGAACCCTGCCGGGCAAGCTGTACGGGTCCCACTCGCTGAAGGCATGGGGTTACCGCCTGGGCGTCCTGAAGGGCTCCTACGGCGAGTCCGAGGATGCCTGGGCAGAGTTCAACGAGGAGATGCTGGACTACTGCGAGAATGACGTTCTGGTCACCCGCAAACTGTTCGACAAGCTGACCCAGGATACGCACTACTTCGGGGAGACCTTCGAGGGTGCCATTTACGCAGTCCGCCTGGAGCACGATGTAGCGTGGCTGATGGCCCAGCAAGAGCGCAATGGGTTCCCCTTTGGGGAAGACGACGCTCAGGCACTCTACGCGCAACTGGCGGGCCTCCGTCAGGGCCTGCTGGATGACGTTGTGGCTACCTTCGGAACATGGTACAAGCCGGTCGGGAAGGAGATCTTCAAGCATCCCCGCACTGGCGCACCACTGCCGAAGTACCCGATGGTCAAGTACCCGAAGGTCGGCGGCATCTTCAAGAAGGACGGTACGCTGGACACCCGAGACTACGTTGCCGGATGCCCGTACACCCCGCTGGAGCTGGTGCAGTTCAACCCAGGGTCGCAGCAGCATATCGCCAAGGTCCTGAAGGAGCGCGGCTGGGAGCCGACCGAGTTCACCCCGACCGGGCAGGCAAGCATCGACGCCGACATCCTGGCCGAGGTCCGCCTCGCTGACCCTGAGGCCCAGGCCGCAGTGGACAAGATCGTCAAGTACCTGACCGTGCAGAAGCGCCTGGGGCAGATTGCCGAGGGCGACAACGCTTGGCTGAAGCTGTGCAAGGACGGTTTCATCCACGGTTCCGTGAACACCAACGGTGCCGTGACTGGCCGCGCCACGCACGCCTTCCCGAACATCGCCCAGGTCCCGGCGAAGGACAAGCTGTACGGGCCTGAATGCCGCAACGCATTCGGCACCCGCCACCTGTACCGCGCCCTGTCCCGCCGCTATGGCAAGGCCGTGGCCGACCGCTGGAAGGAGGCCCTGCAAGTGGGCTCCGATGCGTCCGGTCTGGAGCTGCGCTGTCTGGCCCACTTCATGTGCAAGTACGACGAAGGCAAGTACATCAACGAAGTCCTGAACGGTGACGTTCACTGGACCAACGTACTGGCCCTCGGGTTCTTCCCCGTAGGGACCCTCCGCGACAAGCACAACGATTCCCACGAGGCCCATCGCGGCTACGCCAAGACGTTCATCTACGCCTTCCTCTACGGGGCGGGCGACGAGAAGATCGGCAGCATTGTCCCTGGCGGGGACGCCCAGAAGGGCAAGGCCCTGAAGAAAGCCTTCATGGCGGCCACACCGGCCATCAAGATGCTGAGGGATGCCATTGAGGGGCAACTCGTGGAGTCCTCCCGCTGGGTGGACGGTGAGCAGAAGATCAAGTGGCGGCGCAAGTACCTGAAGGGCCTGGACGGGCGCAAGCTGAATGTCCGGTCCCCGCACTCCGCGCTGAACACCCTGCTCCAGTCCGCTGGGGCGCTGATCTGCAAGGAGTGGATTGTCCGCACTGAGCGCCTGATGATCGCCCGTGGCTACAAGCACGGATGGGTCGATGGCGACTTCTGCTACATGGCCTGGGTCCACGATGAAATTCAAGTGGCCTGCCGCAATGCTGAAGTGGCCGCTGCACTCAAGGAGTGCTCACAAGAGGCCATGCGCGCAACCGGCGAGTTCTTCAAGTTCCGCTGCACGCTGGACACTGACAGCAATGAAGGTCAGTCCTGGCTGGATTGCCACTGAATTAACCCCCACTATCTCGACAACATAGGAGATTCCCATGAGCAAACAAAATGGCAAGACCTTCCGTGGCACCGCGACCATCGACCTGAAGGCCCACTTCAACGCCAAGGACGTGGCCGTCTTCGACGCTGCCTTCAAGGCCGTGAAGGGCGACCTGTCGGGCATGGAGCCGGTGGCCGCAGAGCGTGTCCGCCGCGCCTACGAGCAGGATGCCCAAAAGCACCAGCAGTTCACCGCTGGCTGCGACACCGTGGAGGAGTTCCTGACCCGCGTGGCCGAGGCCGCCATCCGCGCTGCCCTGCGCGAGTTCGGCAAGGAATGCGCACCCGAGACCCGCTTCGGCAACATCTCGGTCCGCCTGACGCCCGTGAAGGTGAGCGATGAATGACCTCATCAAGACAGTGACCGGGGTACACCGATACCAACCGGCACTGAAGTCCAACTTCGCCCGCGAGAAGGCATGGCCCATCGCTGAGGCGGCCAGTCGCGGCTACATCACCTGTCTCTCCACCGGCCTCAACCAGGGCAAGTGGATGGTGACCCAAGCCGGGCTGGAGTTCCTGAAGGAGATGGGAGCATGAAAATCAGCAAGAGCTTTTACGACTACGGCCCCAAGGGCCAGGACCTGCAAGCCGCCTTCGACCTGCTGGGTGAGGACTTCTGCCTCATTGACGAGGAGGAGCTGGGCCGCGTGAAGCACGACATCACCGCCGCCTACGGATTCTTCGTCCTAGGCGAGACCCGCGATGGCACTGGCTTCATCGGCTACCACGTCAACACGTCCTCGTCCTACAACGAGGGCCTCCAGTCCGTGGATGTCACCGGTCCCGTTATCCGCCGCGAGGTGGAGAAGGTGGTGAAGACAGTGGAGTATGGCGATGAGTAAGCTGGCCCTCCTGTTCGATGCCGACTACTACGCCTTCCAAGCTGCCGCTTCGGTCAACAAGGCGGTGGAGTGGGAGGATGGCATCATCACCCTCTGGGGCGACCTTGAGCTGGCGAAGGAAGCCTTCGTCACGTCCATCGAGGCGATCCAAACCCGCAACAAGCGGTTCTCCATGGCGAAGTCCATCATGTGCTTCACCGATGACGTGAACTGGCGGAAGACCGTGTACCCGAAATACAAGGGCACCCGTAAGGGCAAGCCTATCGTGTACGAGGCCCTGAAGCAGTGGGTCAAGGAGAACTACGAGTGCTTCGAGCGCCCGACCCTGGAAGGCGACGACTGCATGGGCATCCTGTCCACCAAGCCGTCCCTGATCGGTTGCGACGAGGCCATCATCGTGTCCCCTGACAAGGACTTCAACACCATCCCCGGCCAGTTCTTCTGGATTACTCAAGGGGAACTCTTCACGGTAACCGTGGAGCAGGCCGACCGATACCACCTGTACCAGACCCTCATTGGCGACACCACGGATGAATACCCTGGCTGTCCCGGCATGGGCCCGACTTCTGCCGCAGAGTTCCTCGATGCGCCCTACATGGTGTACTCGGAGGAGCGTGCGCTCAAGTCGGGGCCCCGTAAGGGTGAGCTGATTACCGAGTGGAAGAAGCGCCCCCTGGAAGAGGGCGAGACCCTCTGGGACGCCATCGTCGCTCTGTTCCGCAAGGAAGGGCTGACGGAGGAAGACGCCCTGGCCCAAGCCCGAGTCGCCCGCATCCTGCGCGCATCCGACTTCGACTTCAAGGCCAAGCAGCCGATCCTCTGGACACCGCCCGGAAAGGAATAGCAGATGTGTTTCTTCAGCGCACCATCCGTCAGCATGCCCAGCACGGTGGAGTCGCCTGCCATCAAGGAGACCAAGGCCCCCGAGCCTGAAGCAGTGGTCTTCGGTGGTAGCGACAAGACCGTCACCCAGGCCAACGAGGGCACCCGCTCCAAGGGAGTGGGCTCGCTGACCATCAAGAAGGTTCAAACCCAGGCCGTGTCCTCGGGCGCGAATACCGGACTCAACGCATCGACCAACTGACATGATCCAGTCTAAGGTCTGCGTGGGTCTCGGGATGATGACAGCAGGGCTTATCAGTGATGCGTGGCATAGCATGCCCCTGGCGCAAAAGGCATTCCCCTCAAGGGCCGCCTATGTGCGCCACGTAAAGGCCCAGCACGAGGGCCTGGAGACCATCCAGATCGCCTACAGGGATAACCCCCTGGGGGCCGTTCAGGGCGGCATGGTATTGCTGCCCCAGAAGAGCCCCATTGTGGGCGACTGTTTCGTCATCATCCACAATTACCTCCGGGCTGACCGCCGAGGTTCCCGTAAGGTCGCTGCGGCGCTCTTGAGGGAGGCCATGAGGGTCACCCGGCTCAACAACTGTGACTGGCTCGTTATCCCCCACATGCGGGGCAACGTGCAGCACGCAACATTCAAGGAGGTTCCATAATGGGTTCCGTATTCCGTGGCATCGGCAGTTCGCTGTCTAACGCACTGGGCGCAGTCCTGGGCAAGCCCGACACCCCCGTGATCCAGCAGGCTCCGGCCACCCAGGCTGAAGCACCGGCACCGGCAGCAGCGCCAGCCGCCGAGACCCCCAAGACCGTGCAGACGGATGAGGGCGGCGACTCGACCAAGGCCCGCGCCAAGGGCAAGGGCAAGCGCAGCGTGACCATCACGCGCCAAGGTGGCAGCGGTGGCTCCGGCCTGAACGTCTAAGGGGGCTGACACATGGCTGAACCCGGCGCAAAGGTAGGGCTCGCCATTGACGGAGCTAAGGCGGTCTATGACCGTCTCTCCAACGACCGAGCGCCCTACATCACCCGCGCAGAAAAGAATGCGCAATACACCATTCCTTCCCTGTTCCCGAAGGAATCCGACAACAACTCCACCGAGTACGCAACGCCCTACCAGTCGATGGGCGCACGCGGCCTCAACAACATGGCGGCAAAGATGCTGCTGGCGATCCTGCCAGTGGGCGAGTCGATGGCGAAGCTGGACATTGACGAGTACGTGCTGAAGAGCCAGGGCGCTCAGTCCGGCGACAAGGACATCGTGCAGAAGGCAGCACTGGGCCTTGCCATGGTCGAGCGCATCATCCTGCGCTACACCGAGGCCGCTGGCTACCGCCCGAAGGTCAGCGAGATGTGCAAGCAGCTTTTGGTTGCAGGCAACGTCCTGTGGTACATGCCGCCCGGCGAGACAGGGGCCACCCTCTACAAGCTGCAAAACTTCGTGGTCGAGCGTGACAGCATCGGCAACGTGATCCAGACAGTCGTGCGTGATCGCATCGCCTATGCTGCCCTCCCCGAGGACATCAAGAAGGCGCTGCCAGATGCCCAGGACTACGAGGAGGACCCGACCCAGCAGATCGAGGTGTACACCCACTGCTACCGGGACACCGAGAGCGACCAGTGGCTGGAGTATCAGGAGATCAATGGCGAGGTACTGGAGACCACCAACACCTACCCCTCAGATGCCTCCCCATGGATTCCCGTTCGGCTATTCGTGATGCCCGGCGAGAACTATGGCCGCAGCTTCATCGAGGAGTACATTGGCGATCTGGTCTCCCTGGAGAACCTCTCCAAGGCCATCGTGGAGTTTGCCATTGTGGCCTCTAAGGTGGTGTTCCTGGTGAATCCCAATAGCCAGACCTCCGTGCGCAAGCTGGCGAAGTCGAGCAATGGTGACTTCATCCCAGGCCGCCTGGACGATGTTCAGGTATTCCAAGTCCAGAAGTACGCCGACTTCCAAGTCGCCTCCCAGACCGCCGAGAAGCTGGAGTCCCGCCTGTCCTACGCCTTCCTGCTCAATAGCGCCGTCCAGCGCAATGCAGAGCGTGTGACCGCCGAGGAGATCCGCTACGTCTCCCAGGAGCTGGAGGCTACCATGGGTGGCGTGTATTCCACGCTGTCCATCGAGTGGCAGTACCGGGTCATCTCCCGTCTGCTGGTCGAGCTGGCAGCTACCGAGGCCATCCCTGAACTCCCCGAGGAGGCCCTCAAGCCGAAGATCATCACGGGCCTTGACGCAATCGGTCGGGGCCAGGATCTCAACAAGCTGATGACCTTCCAGTCCGTTGTGGGCGGCATCGCGGACAAGGTGAGTTCCCGCATCGACTGGGACAACTTCCTGCTGCGTGCCGCTCAAGCAGCCGGTATCGACACCCAGGGCCTGATCCTGAGCGATGCCGAATTGCAACAACGTCAGGCCCAAGGCGCTATCGCCACGGCCATGCAGCAAGGCGGTGCAGCCGCTGGTGCCACTATGGGCCAGGGGCTGGGTGCCGCTTCGGTGAACCCTCAGGCGCTTCAACAAGCAGCCGCTGGGGGCTAACCCGAGGGGCCCTCTAGGGGGCTCCTCCAATTAACCCCCACTATCTCTGACACTCAACTTTCATAGGAGAATCACCATGCGCAAATTCAATCCCATCTCGGCCCTGTTCTCGTTCCTGATGGCTGGCTTCCTGAAGAGCAACATCGTGGAAATCAGCAATGGCGGTTCCTCCGTGGATTCCCTCTACGGTGCCAACGCCATCACCTCCGGCGAGCTGACCGAAGAGGAGCTGGCACTGCTGAACAACGATGCCTCCATCGTGGACAGCGACCAGACCGTTGATGTCAAGGTCAACGAGACCGAGACGCTGACCGACGAGAACGGCAACGAGATCCAAGTCGATGACAACAAGGAAACCGACGAGGAAGAACTGGACGACGATGGCACCGAGAAGGCCAAGCCGGTCGAAGATCAAGAGACCGTCGAGGAGATCCAGAAGGGCATCGAAGTCCAGCAGAAGGGCCTCCAGCAGGCCGCGTCCATCCTGACCGAAAAGGGCGTGGACGTGAACGCCATCGCGGAAGAATACTACAAGGGCGGCAACAAGCTGTCCGAGGCTTCCTACGCGAAACTGGCTGAAGCGGGCTTCCCGGCCCAAGTCGTTGATAGCATGATCGCTGGCGCAGTCGCGCAGCAGTCGGCCTTCGACAACAAGATCTTCGAGCTGGGCGGTGGCAAGGAAGCCTGGAAGGCTGCGTCCGACTGGGCGGCCAAGAATGACCATCAAGCGGTGGACGCCTTCAACAAGGCTTACTTCGCCGGTGATCTGGTGACCGCTTCGGTTGTCATCAAGGGCATCCTGGCGGGCCACAAGGCCGCCGTGGGCACCCGCAACAAGCTGCCGGTCCGTCCGGCCCCGAACGCCCAGAAGCAGTCGAGCAAGGCCGCATCGGTCGAGCCGTTCGCTACCCAGGCTGATATGGTGGCCGCGATGAGCGACAAGCGTTATGGCCGCGATGCTGCTTACACCAAGCAGGTCGAGGCTCGTGTGGCGGTCAGCTAATTAACCCCCACTATAACTGGCAGCACGCCCGGTGGAGCGCATCCACCAAAATTCTTTCAACTTCATAGGAGAATCACCACATGGCAACTATCGTCCAAAATCCGGGTCAAGTGAACAACGCGGGCGACCGCATGGCCCTGTTCCTGAAGATGTTCGCGGGCGAAGTCCTGACCGCATTCGCGCGCACCGCGAAGACCATGGACAAGCATGTGATCCGCACCATCCAGTCGGGCAAGTCGGCCCAGTTCCCGGTTACCGGTCGCTCGGTCGCCAAGTATCTGGCGGCTGGCGCTTCGCTGGACGACCAACGTGATGCGATCCCGCACAACGAAAAGGTCATCGTGATCGACGGCCTGCTGACCGATGACGTGCTCATCACCGACATCGACGACGCGATGAACCACTTCGACGTGCGCGGCGAATACTCGCGCCAACTGGGCGAATCCCTGGCACTGGCTGCTGACGGTTCCGTCCTGGCCGAGTTCGCCAACGCTGCCCTGTCCGCCGAAACCCTGCCGGGCCTGGGCGCTGGCGGCACCACCCAACTGGCATCCAAGACCACCGTGGCCGTCGCTGACGCCGCTACCGGTCAAGAGATCCTGAACGCCCTGGCAACCGCTCGCATGAAGCTGGGCAAGAAGTACGTCCCGTCCGGCGACCGTTACTTCTTCGCTACCCCGGAAGCCTATTCGTGCATCCTGGCCGCTCTGATGCCGAACGCCGCGAACTACCAAGCGATCATCGACCCGGAAACCGGCAACCTGAAGAACATCCACGGCTTCATGATCGTTGAAGTCCCGCACTTCGAGCTGGGCGGCGCAGATGGCAAGCACGCCTTCCCGGCCTCGCTGGCTGGCAAGGTGGTCGGCCTGGCCGTTCACCGCTCGGCTGTCGGCACCGTCAAGCTGAAGGATCTGGCTCTGGAGCGCGCCCGCCGCCCCGAGTACCAAGCCGACCAGATCATCGCCAAGTACGCGATGGGCCACGGCGTCCTGCGCCCGGAAGCCTCCGAAGTCATCATCGTCAAGCAAGCCTAATCGGCATGCTGGCGGCGAGACCCTTCAGGGCCCCTCGTGGGCCTTCGGGCTTTGATCGTCTGGCGGAGCAGCTTGGTCTCACTGAGGCCCCCAAAAAGGGCCCCAAGGAGGCACCGTCTGCTGCCCCTCAAAAGGCTCCTAAGCCGCCGCGATCCAAGGCGCAACCCAAGTAGCACACCAAACCCCCATCGGGCCCATAGCGGGTTACCTTTGGGGGTTTTTTCGTTAAGGAGACCATAATGGCTCAGATCATCCCCATCACGTCCCGGCTGGACGCGGTGAACAACATCATCGGGGCGATTGGTGAGGCCGCGCTGAACACCCTTGAGGGGGTGGCCAACGTGGACGCCATCAACGCTTCGCGCATCCTGAACACCTGGGACGTGTTCGTGCAGGACAAGGGCTGGACGTTCAACATTGACGATGCCTATCCCATGGTGCCCGACACCTTCAGCGGTAAGATCAAGTGGCAGCCGAGCTGGCTCCGCGTCATCTCCAGCGGGGGCACACCCTACCGCAACCGTGGCGGGTTTGTGTACGACCGCGAGGGCCGCACCGATGTCTTCACGGGCCGCTTCACCGCTTCGGTGACCGAGCAGATCCCCTTTGAGGAGATGCCCCTGTGCTTCCGCATGTACATCACCGCCCTGGCCCGCAAGCAGTTCAACAACGACTTCTACGGTGACCCGGCCATCGACCAAGCCTGCGACCAGATCATCATGATGCAGCAGCAGTCGGTGCAGGAGTACGAGCTGGAGTACGGAGCGTACAACATCTTCCAGTCGGACAGCTACATCTCCACCGGTATTGGACGGTAACCATGCCCTTAGTCACTCAGACCATCAAGAACCTGAAGGGCGGGGTATCCCAACAGCCCGACATCCTGCGCTTCCCCGACCAGGGGCAGGCCCAAGTGAACGGCTTCAGTTCCGAAGTCGAGGGCTTGCAGAAGCGCCCGCCGTCCGTCCACATCAAGCGCCTGCGCGCCACCCTCACAGGGAAACCCCTGGTGCGCCTCATCAACCGAGACGCCACCGAGCGGTACAAAGTGGTCTTCACCGAGAACACCATCAAGGTGTACGACCTCGCGGGCAACGAGAAGACCGTTAACTTCCCCAACGGGAATGCCTACGTTACCACCTCCACGCCCCGTGACGACATCCGCATGGTGACCGTGGCCGACTACACCTTCATCGTCAACCGCAAGAAGGTGGTGGACACCCTGCCGGACCTGAGCTACCCAGGCTGGGACAAGAACCGGCACGCCCTCATCAACGTCAAAGGCGGCCAGTACGGGCGGACCTACCGGGTGAAGATCTCGGGTGTTGACTACGCGGTGTACACCACCCCCAATGGGACCACCGCAGCGGATGCCCCGGCGATTGACACCCAGGCGATTACCCAGAACTTGGCAAACCAACTGGCTGTCAATCTGGGCCCCTCAGGGTGGTCAGTGTCGGTGGGCCCCAGCTACATCCACCTGATCTGCCCAGGAGCCTCCTTCGGCCCCATCACCACGGAGGATGGCTTCAACAACGGCCTGCTGACGGCGGTGAAGTTCGATGCCCAGCGGTTCAACGTCCTGCCCGCCCAGGCACCTGACGGCTATATGTGCAAGGTGACCGGCGATCCCGGCTCCGGCAGCGACGACTACTACATCCGCTACAACTCGACCACGGGGACCTGGGTGGAAGTGGTGGCCCCTGGCCTGGAGTACCTGCTGGACCCATCCACGATGCCCCACACCCTGGTGCGCAATGCTGACGGGACCTTCACCTTCGGGCGGGCATCCTGGCAGGGCCGAGTGGCCGGTGACGACGACTCCAGCCCGCTCCCCTCGTTCGTGGGCTCCACGATCAACGATGTGTTCTTCTACCGCAACCGCCTCGGCTTCCTGTCGGGAGAGAACATCATCCTGTCCGGGTCTGCGGAATACTTCAAGTTCTTCCCGCCCAGCGTGGTGGCAGTGAACGACACGGACTGCATTGACGTTGCCGTGTCCCACTCCCGAGTGTCCATCCTCAACCATGCCGTGGCCTTCTCCGAAGAGCTGCTGCTGTGGTCGGACCAAACCCAGTTCATCATGCGGGCTGATGGCGTCCTGTCCATCAAGACGGTCCGCGTTGACGTGTCCACCGAGTTCGAGTCGAGCATCGCTGCCCGCCCGGTGGCCGCTGGCCGTGGGGTGTAT